GTGTCCCAAACCCTCGGAATGGAAAGGAGTGAAAGCATGGACGGACGCAAAAGAACGGTACAAATCAAATTCAGAGTAACAGAAGCAGAACGGGATTTAATTCTTGAAAAAATGAAGCTCGTCCCCACCCGGAACATGGCGGCATATCTTAGGAAGATTGCCATTGACGGATACATTATCCAAGTAGACCACACCGACATAAAAGCCATGACAGCGGAGATACAGAAAATCGGTGTCAACGTCAACCAGATTGCAAAGCGCGTAAACAGTACGGGCAGCGTCTACCAAGAGGACATAGAGGAAATAAAGGGGGTGCTTGCGGAGATATGGCGGTTACAAAGATTAAGCCTATTAAAAGCACGTTGAGCAAAGCCCTTGACTATATCCAAAATCCCGATAAGACGGACGGGAAAATGCTTGTGTCCTCTTTTGGCTGCTCCTATGAAACGGCAGACATTGAATTTGAATATACCTTGTCGCAAGCTCTCCAAA